TCCGTGAAACCGTTCCACTGAGTCTCGCTGTTTGCAGCAGGAGCGCCAGCCATAGCCGAAGCGGGAACAGCGGGAAGCTGATCGTAACGGGGCTGGTAAGACTGCTGTTCGCTGACATCAGCATCAACAGGATACACTTCGGTAAAGAACCGATTGGTGTAATCAGCAAGTTGATCAGGGTTTGTCAGGATCTGCTCCATGGCAGCGCCACGAGAAACGGCTGCGTCGAGCACTTCATGCTGAGCAATCAGTGCATCTTCGAGAACAACGGAATACTGGTTAAGGATTCCAGGAGCGTCAATACCGAAGTGATTAACTACGGCGACGGTTTCTGGACTTAACTGGGCCTTTGACTGCTGCTCCGTAGAAGTCGGATAAGAAGTCTGGGTTGTAGACTCGTTGTTGTACGAGATCGGCTGAGCCGTAGGAGCCTGGTACAGATAAGGCTGGGCCTGTAAACTCTGACTGTAAAGTTGAGTATCCTGCGGTGCCGTTTGATACTGCGGATACTGTGCTGCCTGGCTGGGGGACGGGGAGATCCGTGAAACCACCCGTTCCAGACTGCCCATCGCCGCTTCCCATGGGTTGGACGGGAAGGACGTTGACGGATACTGGTTGGACTGGTTGTTGGTAGAAGGGACCGTAACCTGTGTTGCCGGCGACGGCGCTTGCAGCATAGTTGCCGAAGGTGCCACCTGGGTATTGGCTACCCACTGGGGGTAGGCTGTTGAGCCCTGGTCTGCCGAAGGCGCCGCCGAAGGGGCCGCTACCGCCGGGGATGCCGGGCTCGGGATCGAAGCTGGGATCTGCTGGCTCATAGCTGCCCGAGTAAGTCAGTTCTTGCGCAAGGTGGTCAAACGTCCTATAAAGCAAGGGCGTTATGTTTAGCCGAGGGTCAGCCGCAAGCGGTTGATTCGGCGAAAGTGGATGTGGCGCTTGCAACATCTGATTTAATAATAATAGAAATTGTTGCATTGCGCCCTGTGTTTGCTGAATCATTCTGAAAGGAAATCCTTTCAGCATCTCAGCACGCTCTGTATCCGTTTTATCGGGGAACAGATATTTAAGAGCTTCGATGCTATCCACACCAAGTTCTTGGAGGTTTCGAACGACAATAGATTTTTGGTTAATGTCGTACGCCGTGTCCTCATAAACATCCCCTTGGAACCGGTAGGAAACCTCGCGATCTCCATCAGAAGGTAAGCCAAAAACCCCGTGTGGGACTTTGTTTTGCTGCAGCGCGGATATCATTGCCGCGTCAATCTCGGCTTCGTACTTGCTTAGTTTTTTCTGATACTTTTCCTGCGCTTCTGGGGTATTTTCCTTAGGTGGTTTGGGAGCTTCGAACCCCATTACCTGGATAAAACTTTCGCGGAAAATTTGTTCCTGATGAAAAATAATCATCTCCAACAAGCGACAAAAACCATACGAAAGAAAACTTTTATTTTTACGAAGGGCCGTAGCTTGAGCCCGACCCATTAGACCTTTAATCTCAGTTGCAGTTGCACCTGCTGAAATTGAGATCTCATCTACACCACCTAACGCGGTACGGATTTCTTCTCTTAGTAAGAGCGAATAACGGTTCATATCCCCGTTAACCGGGTCGGGCGTCATATAGCCCACGCGGTCTGAAGGCTCAACGTTGGCAATAACGCGAGGCACACGTAGCCCGCCCATTAATGAGCTTGAACCAAAAGGTTCAGAAACACGGGTAGACGGAGTATCTCGTCCGCTAAACCCGCTCTGACTACTAATTGTCGGACGGAAAGTCCGGTCAGAATCCGAAGCTTCGACAAGATCGCTGCGTGGGCGCGAACTGATCAGAGTAGGATTGCCAAAAAATTCAATATTCTTAGCAATATTCTGCATCATGCTGTCATGCAGCACGATTTGTTCCATAAAGGGTTCAAATTCCCCTTCTCCTTCAGTCCCACTGCTATTTGGTTTATTTAAAACTTCAACAGCGGGAATAAAACCAAGCTCATTTTTACGGCTGTTCTTTGGGGTTAAAACAGTGCCTGGTTCTAACTCAAAACTAAGTTCACTATTAGATTCAAACTCACTAATTTGATTTACAGTTATTGAAATACGAACGTAGCGTTTATTTTGCCCATAAGTATCTGCAGGCAAACCTAAAGTAGAGTTTCTGACTTTATAGCTGTAAATAATTACAACTTCTTCAATTTCACCGTTTACATCGTGGTAAACACGGTACTGATGTTTTGAAAAAAAGTAAATCTGATACTTTAACTTGGGATCAGGACGAAAATAAAATAAACCGCACCCGTCTATTAAAAAATTCCGAATGATACTCGGGAAACGAATATCAATCTTGTTTAAAGACATCAAAGAGTCAATAAACTTATTCCTAGCTTTATAAGTATCCTGTTCGCAGTAAAAAAGAACACCTTTTTTGATCATAAGCAGCGTCATCTGCTGCAAATGACTCAAAACCACCAAGGTGGCAGATTGCTTGCTTCGATCTTGCGTGCGAGAAGCTTCAAGAATGTCGCTATAACGACTGCGAATGCTTAAGTTGTCTGCCATGACCTATTATCCGAGTTTTTCAGGCAGAGATTACTTGCCCGAGTTTTCTTTATCAGCGCTACGTTTTACTTTAGCTTTCTTAGCCTTACGAAGAGCTTCGATCCGAGCCATTTTTTTGTTTTTTTCATCAGTTTCGCTATTTTCACCGGCTTCTCCCTTTTTTTTAAAACGTTCCAGTAATTCTTTAGGCATTTGGTTAGTCATTTGGCAGTAAATAGTTCTTTACTCGCTCTAGTTTAAACAGTTCTGGCGGTAAAAGCTCATGTGGGTACGGCTCCAGAATGTGATCTGCACGACCTAGAGGATCTGTACCGCCTGCTGTTGCTTTATAAGCTTCTAAGTGAGTTAACATTTCGTCGCTGTAAGCCGGAGCAACTGCATTCGGGATGTCGTCGAAGCAGTGAGAGAACGAGGTTACCTTACGTTTCATTCGCTCAGCATCGCCCATCCACGAAAAATGCCACCCGGCATCGCAGTCACCTAGAACAATGTCATTCGGATTCATGCGAATCTGAGAAGGAGTTTTTTCTAGGTGTTCCGCTAGGACAACAGTCCCGCAGGTCCAATTATCCGGGGCTTTTGTTCCATCTCCTTTCGGATCACGCACACGCAAATCAGCTCGACCATAAAACATAGGCATAGACAGTCGCACACAGCGATCACGATGCGCTTGAGCTAAATCAACAGCTTCTAAAAGACGATCCGGCTTAGGGATTTCATCCACGTCGCTGAAGAAAAATACTGAATCGGGTGGGCACATCCTCATCCCGACACCTAGAGCATCCCGTTGTGCGTGTTCTCTTGACCAAGGAATGGAGCATTCCTCCATCGTGGGAAGCTCAACATGGAGAACTTGAATTTTTTCCTCAGGAAGCCCTAGCTCTCTGATTGTCTCTAAACACGTAAAAGGTTTAGGGTCGCCACGGAACGTGCGGTTCCCGTCTGTGATGATAAAAGCATCAACTATATCCTTAAGAATATTTATCCGCAGCTCTAGTAGCTCTTTTTCGTCAAAATATAAAAAACAGTCAAACAGCACGGAACAGTATTTCGACTGGCAGTATATTAGCTCATTATGGCGGGGTTAGAACCGCCGCCTGCGCGAATATTTATGTGCCCATTAGAAGGTCGATTTTGCTGCCGGTTTTTTGCAGACTCAATTAATTGACGTTTAACAGATTCCAGATTGTATGTATTTGATTCTGTCGCAGGAGTTGTGCCCGTCTGAGGAGGAACAGCTCCACTCATATAAGAGGTGTCGTCTTGCGAATCGGATTGATCCTCTTCCATAAAAGGACCGCCATAACGAATTTGGTTATTCGTAGCAGAAGTCATGTCGCCGTAAGCTTTGCCAAAAAATTGACCAGCTTGGTTATAAGCAGATGAGAGGCCCATAAATTTCTTTCTGTATTTACTAATAATAAACTTTAAAACAATATTATTTCATAATTCCACGAGCTAGAAGAGCTTTGCTAATAAGTTCATCTTTTGTTTGATCAATTAATTGCGCCATAAGTGAATTTTGACCGGGAGAAGAATCGGTTGCGAGCATCTGAGCAAAATCTGAAGACTCAGGTAATGTTCTTGAACGCCAAGAAGAACGAGCTGATTTACCACCCAGCGATGTCAGTAAGGTAGTTAAGTCCATAAAAAAACAGATCTATAACTAGTCTACATTTATTTTTTTAAGTTTTGTTTGATGTACTTAGAAGCTTTCCTGCGAGCTTCTTGAGCTTTTTTTGTATTTTCAACCCGAGTTCCCACGGGTTTTGAACCAGATGTAGCCTCTTTCTTAATTTCGTCGGTTGCACGACGTTCCTCAGGCGTTAACGCAGCCCAAGCAGCACGAGGTAAATAACGTTCGGTTCGACCTTTTTCGCGAGCTAAGTCAGTCATATGGTTATTTTATTTGTCTTTTTCATGTTCTTCCCTTGTTTGCCAATCTTCTTTTGTCCACTGGCTAAGGCGGTTAGAAGAAGATTTTTTACCGGAATAACCGCCTCCCATATCTTTATAGTATTTAGTCGCTAACTGCATAGCTCGCGCACTATGTCCCCCTAATTTTGCTCGTGCTTTAGCTTTAGCACGCGACCATTTTTCGGGATCTTTTTTCTTAGCAATATCGTCAGCCATGATTAATACAGCACAGTGCAATGATCTACCGTGGAGGTGCCGCTGATCGACACTACGGAAATAGGGATTAACTGACTAGTTCTAATATGATGAAAAGTAATAGGTGTTTTTGTATCAGCTAAAGTTACTGTAAGTGTTTTATCCTGGTTTACAGTATTTGTTTCTACGTATATTGCTCTAGAAGCTGCAAACGTTAAATTTAGACCTGAAGCACTAACTGAAAATCCACTTGCGTAGGGAAGTGAAGCTGTCTGACCGTAAACAGACCCGAAAGCACGAACGTCCATTTTATTCGAGTGTTTCTAATAGTGTAGTCAAATATTCTACGGCTTTCTGAAGATCTTCCTTTCCGTTTTTATTTTCCCATCGCCATAAATATTTTTGCGCACATCCTTCAAGGTAACCTTGATATTTAATGAGTCCCATAGAAGCTCTTTGCACTTCATAACACTCAATGCCGTTACGAACGTAATAATCCGGACGAACAGGATCTTTAACTTGATCAACCATAAAAGTTCAAAAAACCAACATTTCCTCAACGGATAATAAGTCGCCATGTTGTTCTTTCAAGCGGGCAGAGTACTTATTGTCATCGTGCTGAATCAAACCGCAATCTAAAATTTTATAAGTTCCATTATCCCCAACAACAGGAACGCATCTTCGATGTTCGTGGTTAGATGGAGGATTTTCAAAAGCAAGTCCCATAGAACTTCGATCAGCAATAGGCCAATTTCTAATTCCTGTTTTTATGTAACTTTTTTCAGGGTCGTAACTATCTGACCGAATATAAGTTTCCCCGTCACGTTGATCCAAAATCATTCCGCAATAGTAAGGGCTACCTAACTGCACAAAAAAATCAATTTCAAAATCAACAACTAATAATTTGGGCACTGTAAAACCAATGTCGTGCCAAACATTCGGTGTTTCTTTTGTCAAATACCATTTTTCATAATTGCCAATTGGAACACGTTTATTGTCAAAATTTTCAAATAACGCAAAACCCGGTTCTAAGTTGTAACGACTTAAAACAGGTTTCCACTTCATAAAGTAGTCAAAGTTATCGCGACGAATCAAAACGTCGTTTTCTTGATAAATATAAAAATCTGCCTGCCTATTAAGGATGGCATGAGCAAGGTCAGTCTTATGTGCCCAAGTCAAATACCAATTTTGGTATTCAAGTGACGCTACTTTAACGTTAATTTTTAAGTTATTGAACTGCTCAAGCACCGACTCCAGTGTCGGTACGTCTTCTTGAGCTTCATAATTAACGTAAATATTAACACAGATTTCGTGCTGAAATTTCTGATACTCGCTTAAAACATTGATTAAAGGATTTAATCGTTGCAAGGGATTATGGGCAGTAATTGCAACCCAAATTTTCTTAGACATATCGCGAGGCTCGGCAGTGCCGAGAGACTGTTCGGACTTTAGTTGTTCCACGAAGAAAAAATCAATACTCCACTGAGAACTGCCCTCTTCGTTGCAGGTACTGAATCAGCCAGGTATAAGCGTCCAGAAGGTCATCGTGCGACGTAGCCCCGACGTTGATCAGTTGATCAAACAAAGCGTCAAATTTTCGGTATTTATTGAACGTGATTTTCTTGTTTTCTAGCAAACCTAAAGTCCCTCGGAAACGGGCAATTTTGTCGCCCCTGAAACCTTTAACTTCATGAATATGCAAATTACCGAGTTCACGATCGTTTATCAAAACCCGTCTTAAGTCAGCCGCCAATGAAGCTTGGTAAGCAACCGATTCAACAACCAAGGTAATAGTTGAATATGTCGGCAAAAATGTACCCTCATGATTTGTTAAAATTCCCCACTCCAACAACATATCGCACAGCAAATCAATTTTTTCTAAGTTTCCAATCGAACGGCACTGGTGCGCGTCAATGATGTAGTACTTGTCTTTTAAGCGTCCGCCTAAAACAAACGCGGTGTAGTCACTCGTTTCGTTTTTACTTGCCGAGAGGTCAATGCCCACGGCTAAACTGTCGAATTCAGTTACTACTTCGCCTTTAATTAGCAGATCTGGCGACACAACCAGATCCGAAGTCATAACAGGTTGCTGCTGATATTGGAACGCGAACGCAACAGGATCAAGTTCTTTCTGACCTAGTAGATACTCGACCGACCACTGAGCAGGCCAATAGCTGACAGGCTCGCCCTTGTTGTCGTAGGTGATGGCTTCTTGGGTAACTTGTTTCCACCCCTTCTCAGGCACGAACATCGTCTTATGAATATCCAGCGGATGGAATCGAGTACCCAGACAAATCGAACGTCCGCCTTCAAAAATAATCGGCGCGATAACGGATGACCAGTTGTTGTTCATCTCCTCCCGAATGGTCGGGTTTTTAATGTCCGCGCTGGATTTAATAGGGTCATCCACGATGACCAAGTGGGCGCGTTTAGAGGTAATAGAGCCCCGAAGGCCCGCAGCCCTGAGCGTAAATTCTTCGTCACCCACCCGTGGGATGCCCGCGTAATCAAAGTCAATCGACCAACCAATATCCGACTGCATACCCGATTTCAGCTTGACCTTGGGGAAGATCTTGCGGTACTCAGGGGAGTCAATGATCTGTCTAATAATGCGGCTTTTCGGAATAGCCGTAGCGATGTTGTACGAAACATAAATAATCTGCAGTGGCATTTTAGCCGTCGTGTGCCGCCCAATTATCCATGCAGTAAACAGGTTTAGTACGGTAGATTTTGCTGAATTACTACTAACTACATAGTCATTAATTAAAAATCTTTCTTGCTTATTATCAACTTTTAAACACATGATTTTACTTTTACCACACGGTATAATATTTTTAATACTTCTAACGATTCCACGGTTGCTCTTGGGTGCAGCTGGACCTAAATAAATGGATGATTTTCTAGTGCAATAGAAAGGTTTAACATCTTCGGGTAAATGCACAGCTACTCTGTATGCTAGATTTTTACTAATAATTTTTTGCTTATTACGATAATAGTGAGGATAATATGGTTTAAAATACGATACAACTCCTCCTAATGACCTGACAAGTTCAGAAAAATTGTCAATTAGATTTTTACTAGATGAGCCAAAAACAAGTCCTCCTTTTACTTTTAATTTCCCTTTTGTTCCATCAGAATCCATAAGACCTCGTAAAAGCCATTCGCGCTGCTCTTTTGAACCTTGTAAGTAAATCGAGGGAATACTTTTATCTAAAGAATTTTTACCGCGTAATCCCAACAGCTCTAAAGATTCAGAGATTTTTTTCTTAAATCCACCGCGTCTACCATCAATAACCGGAGCTTTTGAACCAGAATTTTTAAGTTGAATTTGATAAGAATATTTTCGTGACGCATAAGAAGTATCTACAATTTTATGATCTTCGGGTAAAACTGTACTTATAAAATCAATAATATCCCTATCTTTTGTTGTGATATTTATCGAAGATAAATCAGTTAAACCCCCGTCGCCGAGTAAAACACCTAGCAAATAAGGATGAATCGGGAGTTCTTTTTCCGGATATTCGACCGCTTGAGTAACAGGAACTTGATAGCGTGCGTAACCTCGCGTATCCAACCAAGGGGTCTCACCTGACTCAGCTACTCGTACTGTCCGTTTGACTCCAGTACGCCAATTACCGGACATACCAGTAGTTACAAAAGTACGAATTTCTTGTAAAGTAAGTTTTTTATATTCTCCTTTTTTATCTGTTCCCATGCGTCGAACATCGATTCGGTGAGAATCGTCACAAATCATGTATGTGTCGTCCGAAAAAATAACTTTAAACGTATCTACTACGTCATAATTTATAACATCTAAGACTTTAGTTAGCTTGCCGTCATCTCCATACACATAATCTCCGATACATATTTTGTCTAAAGTTTGCCAACCACAAGGGGTTGCAACTTTGGTTGAGGGATGCAGGGGCCCACGGGGGGCAAGAATATCTAGGTTGGGTCCAGCTATATCGATTAGATATTTATTTGACTCACCTGTTATCAAGTGGCTGTACCACTCCAGCATATGTTTCTGAGGAGCTTTATCTAACAGCGTACAGAACGTATGAAAATCACTGGTAGCTTTAGAGTATATAGTATCTACTACAGTGGAAGTATCATCCATAGCCCGCACTGCTCGTAGTTGTGCACCACGGCGATATGCAAAAGTTTCTTTGCTGGGCATATCACTAAGTTGACAGTATCGCTATATTAGTCGTATCTGAACGATACTTCAGGAATGGCTAAAATTCTCTGGTACGGCGACGCATGTTGTAATACAGGTTTTGCTCGTGTGACGCATAGTGTCCTAGAGCATCTAGCGAAAGAACACGAAGTACACGTACTGGCAATTAACTACAGCGGCGATCCACACGATTATCCGTTTAAAGCGTACCCGGCAGCAAACGTACACTGCGGCGATCGTTTTGGTATCCCTCGCTTACCGGAACTTTTAAACAAAATTAAACCAGATGTCTTTATATGTCTGCAAGACATTTGGGTCTGTAATCAGGTGTGGGAACGATGCCAGTTCCTGAAGGACGAACTGAAATTTAAATTCATCTGCTATTTCCCGATCGATAGCGAGATGTACTACAGCGATATGCTGCGCAACATCCCCGAATGGGATATGGCGATCACCTTCACCATCAATTCCGCTCACAGGATCCTCAAGCACGGAATTAAAGCTGAGCGACTAGGGGTGCTACCTCACGGGGTGGATACAAGCAAATTTACGCCAATGGACAGAGACGAGGCCCGCGATGCCTTGGGTCTGCCAAAGGATAAATTTATTGTTTTAAACGCCAATCGCAATCAACCGCGAAAACGGATTGACCTAACAATCCAGACATTCGCCAAGTTTGCAGCGGATAAACCTGACACTATGCTCTACCTGCACATGGGAGCAAAGGATATGGGCTGGGATGTCGTACCCTTGTTCGATCGCGAAATGAGGAAATATGATTTAGATAGCGCTAAACGATTAATTCTTACATCAAAGGACATCAACTATATGGATGCTCCTTCTGATGAACTGCTAAACAAAATTTATAACAGCTGTGATGTTGGCATCAATACGGCGGACGGAGAAGGTTGGGGTTTAGTTCCCTTTGAACACGCAAGTTGCCGCAAACCTCAAGTAGTCCCGAATCACACAGCTTGTGGTGACATCTGGGAAGAAGCTGCCCTCTTGGTTGATATTGCCACGTGGGTAACTGATAAAGATCTTGGTGTCGAACGCGGTTTAATCAGCGTGGATGATGCTGTCACGAAACTGAACAAACTGTATTACGACAAAGACTTTTATGACGAAATTGCTGATTGCTGCTATGCCGTAACTCAGCGTCCGGAATACCGTTGGGAAAACGTGGCTGCGGGCTTCTCGCACGCCATTAAAGATTTGATGGAGTGATCCAATGCAAACAACACATCGCTTTTATCACGCTCACAGCCAAGTACTATTTCCTTTACGCGTTCCTCAGGAAGGAATCCCTGACGTTTATGAGCAAGCTCGCGCTTTAAACGGCCAATTTACTCGGATCTCAAAAGGTCTCCCCGAGGGGGCTGTAGCTAATTTCAGCCCATCAATCCAAAAACACAAAGGAAAAACCTACATCGCGTGGAGGACACAACCCGAACCTTTTGGTTTTAAATATGACAATAATTATTTTTATCTAAATAACGCTCCCACAGAAATTTACATTGGGATCTTGAGGGACGATGACACGATCGTCGGAGCCAAGAAACTCCGGTCTAAACCTCACCGGTTAAGTTACGAAGATCCTCGTTTGTTCGTAGGACCGGACGACGAACTTTACGTACAGTTTGTCGGATCTACCTACGCAAGCCGGTACAACAAAGGCGGCAAAAAATTATTTGATGATCCAAAAATTGTTGTTGCTTACATTAATGAATTTTGTGAAGCAACTAATGCAGTAATTCCGCCAATCGGAAAAAACAGGAAAAAAGGATCACCAGAAAAAAATTGGTGTTTCTTCAGTCATAAGGATGAACTACGGTGCTTGTACTCAACCCGGCCCATAACCATTGAGCGGGAAAACGGCAAAGCTATCGAGATTGATTCTTCAATCTTGGATGAAGTTACAGGTGGCGCACCAACGTTTAATTCGCTTCCACCTATTAATCTGGGTTACGCTTATCTAACTTTTTATCACTGGAAGCATACAGTATGTGACCGCAATGGTCAGCATTATCTGCTGTATCACCTAAGTGCTTACTTGATGGATAAAACCTTCACCAAGGTTACCCACGCGGTAAGGAAGCCTTTGTTCTCTGGTTCGTTAAACGACCAACTTATTAGTTGGACTGACTATGCAGGCAATCCCGTATCAAAACAACCAGCTGTAATTTTACCTTTTGGTGCATATAAAGAAGGCACTAATTTAGTTATGGCTCTAGGTGTTAACGATGCTTTCATGGGTATTTTCCGCTGCCCGTTAGAAGCCGTTATGCGGGAAATGCAACCAGTCGATTAAGACTTCTCTTCACGCTCAAGCGTAGACCACACCAACAATGCGGAATCATCTAACAGATTCTGTATTGCTGGTTGACCATCAAAAGTCTGCATTAATTCCCGAAGGCAACGATCCGCGCCAGCTAATAAAAGCCCGCGTCGGTCAAGGCCATCTGAAATAGCGCGAACAGCTTGAATATGCGAACGAAGTTCTTTCTGCAACGAGGCGATCTTAGTTGCTGCTGTTGCGTAATCCAGCATCCCTGTGGTCGTCATTTGACGTACGTTTTGAAGATCCAAATTCAACATATCAATTTCATTAAGAAGAATTTTACGTAAATCTTCCTTGGGGTATTTCTCTTGTATCCACGCGGTAATATCCGAAATGCTACCGGTGTACGACGGTTTTAAAAACCTTGCAAATAAATACGCTTCAATATCACTCGTGGAGTTTTTAGCGTAATAAACGAAAGAATCTTTTTGAGATTTTTCTAAACTAGCTAACCAACCCGCAACAGTGGTCGAACTACCAATTTCAGATTGAATCATGTAAAGGCTTGATGACCAGCTAAAGCCATACCTGCACCAAAACGCTTAAGCGCTAATTGACCCTCAATCTGACCACGTTGGAGCGCAAGAGCATTTCGGGTATCTTCTTGTCGCTCCCCGATGCGAAGATTGCTAGACATTAAATCATTAACTTGTTTATTTTTAGCTGTTTGAGCGGATAAACCAGCCTGAGCAAATGCTTGCGCCGCAGGAGCTAATAGCGAAGTCTCACCGGTTAAAGTTTTTTCTTGTAAAGACTGAACAGCTTCGCCATACTGTTTAGCTAAAGCTGAGGCAACCTCAGGGCCCATAAGCTCTGTGGAGAGCTTAGCTTTGTTACCTAAATCTTGTAACCCTATAGCATTGCTTGCATACTGTGATGCAATACCCGCCTGCAAACCAGCTTGAGTTTGCTCTTTTTGGACAGCTTGCGTAAATTGATCGTAAGCTTGTTGACCTAAAATTTTTGTTTGCGCTGCTTCAGTCCCTGTATAGGGAGCCATTAAGGTTGCAAGTTCTTGACCGGCAATGGTTAACTTCGTATTTCCTGGAGCTAACTGTGTGGCGTACAAAGATGAATAATCAGTTCCTTGACCACCACCACCTCTTACAGCACCAAGAAGACTTCCGGCCCCTCCCGCAAGAGCACCAATAGCACCTATAGCAGCAACAGGAAATGGCATTGTTTTACTTTAGGTTAAAGTTTTCAAAGGGCCTAAGACCAGCGCTATAAGCCTGAGTTAGGGCTTGAGAATAACCCTGGTTGGGGGTCAAAGATAACGCAATTGTTTGCGCTGTAGCGATTGTTTGCCGAGTATTTGCTTCAATGCGAGCTTGCTCCAAAGTTTTCCACGCTTCAATATTTTTTAGTTCTACTTGACGTGCGGTATTTTCACGCGATTGCCGCATCGACAAAGCGTTAGTAACGAGCATACGGCGAACCGCATTCTCGGTATCGATAGCTGCACGTTGCTTAGCAACTTCAGGATTTAGCTGCTTAACAATTTCCTTCCAGATATCCTGAGGGCCTTTCTCCTCCCCTTGCTTAGGGCCGGGTGTAGCAGGAGGAGGAAGCGTACCTCCCTTTCTATCTTGACCGGCGTCGCCAGCAGGAGGAACTACTTCCCCTCCGCCAGGAGCGGAAGATCCAGTATCAGGAGAAGACTTAGGGAGGTTCTGAGAACTTGCTTGTGCTCTTGCAATATCCCCACGAATACGATCTTGAACAGCGCGGATGCGAGCTTGTTCGCTTGACTCATCGGCAGCCCGCATAGGGTCAATTTTTAAGAAAGAACCAGGGGACTGATACCCATAGTTTTCTCCTGCATAATATGTATCTAAACCTAAACCAGTATCTTTTTTAACACTCCCAATTTCTTCGTCTTCACCCCGACCAGCAAGGAGAGTGGGAATTCCAACAGCAAGGCCCCCAGCAACGTAAGGGGCTGCTGTTTTAAGTATGCCTTGTAATGAACCAAAAAAACCTGCAGATGATGGCATGATTATTTCCTCAAACAGGTTGCGCTAGCTGGGCCAGCGTAGTGTTATTTTCATAACGCTCGCGAGCACCAATATCTTTAATAGCTTGATTCAACATATTAGATGCTGCGTTATAACCAGATTCTACTCGCTGACGCTGTACAGCCCCTAAAGATTTTTCTCGTTCAGTAGCAACCTGTCCTTGAGTAGCTAAAGATTGAATTGCAACATCAAATTCACGATTTGCTTGTGTTTGACGAATCATCCGATTTGTTGCTTCCTCTTGTTGTTGACTTAAAACATCAGCACTGCGCTGCACGAACTCTTGAGGAGTTTCGGGTTCAGGTAATTCCGCTTGACCTAATGCACGGAAAATAGCATTAGTTGCGCGTATACGCGGCAGAACACTTTCATAATATTGTTGATACGACATCCCCGTTTCTGGGGACACTAAATACTTACTAGCACCGGTAGGTTCAGCCGTGGCGTAACTAGTAGGTCCTGCGACTCCAGCAGCAGAGTTAGCTAATTTCTCAGCGATAAAATTAGCCCCTGTAGCTGTAGCAAAACCGCCAAGACTAGCTAGTAGTCCACCGCCACCGCCTTGCGCAGCAGCCACAATAGGAGCCGCAATGCCAGCTGTGGCCGCAGTGGGAATTGCTGAAGCCAGCATTGACTCAATGCTCGTTACAGAAGGAACAACTGTTTTTACAGCACCTTGCTTAACGAGATTTTCATACACATCTGGGTTATTTAAATATTTGCCAAATATCTGAGAAGCCTTCGCAGTATCTCCACCTAACTCCGAAACAAGCTTATTAAAAAGCCCGCTTAAGCTGTCAACTTGATTAATACCGTTTGCCATCAGTAACTTGCCGGGTTATCAAACGATGTGCCGGATAACGGCTTCTTTGTATAGTTTACATCGTTAGGGTTAGCTTGCGGGAAAATACCAGCAAGTTTCTGCTGAGCAGATTGATAAGCAGCAGTTTGCGGAAAATTAGATTCCAGATACATAGATAAAAATGATATGGGATCAAGTTCAGGCGCTCCTCGCCGAACATCGCGTTCTTGTAACTGCTGCTGACGTATGTTCATCGATCAACCCAACTCTTGATAACGTTCAGACGCAGGAATCGAAGAACTACTCGGAGCGTTTAACACTGAATATTGACCGCCGAAGTTCGGAAGGTCGTACTCCAGTGGCCGCTGCCGACTCAGATATTCCCCACTGTCATATGAGTCTTCGTTTTGACTCTGAATAAACTCAATAAACATCTGCATCAACTGCGGGTTATTGAGCAGAACGTGAATCAGTTCTTCAACTTCTTCTACATCACTGGGGTTAGTAACACCAGCTTGCAACCGACGCCCCAGATCAACTCGCGCTTCAGGTTGAGTATTTGCAGGATAAGAATTTAACGAACGAGTAGCTCCGGTCTGGATGCCTTCACC